AAATTATACGTCTCATTACCAATGACAGTTGGCATTGATGTAACAAAACTTATTTCAGTTGGAGAAAATGCAGTATCTTCTGTTAGTTTTAAACTTAAATTACCTATATGCCATTCACCTTGTGATTGAGATAAATATAGACTAGCACTTGGTTCATCATTTGATAGTGTAAATGATATCAATTGATTTTCTAAATTCTTAACAGGAGTTATTCCATTTAGTGATGCTAATAAAATTTCACCATTATTAGAACCACTAATATAAATTCCCAAATTACTAGCGGTTGATGATGAATAAAATGCATCTAATGTTAATTCATAAACATTTGTAGAACTGATGTTCAATGAACCTGTAAATGTAAAATATCCACTACCTGTAAGTCTACATCCATTATCAATTCTACTACTCGTTAAATATGTGTTTAATGAGCCAGTATTCCATGTATTTTTTAATGTATCGGCCGTCAATAAACCCGCTTCTCCTTTAACACTTCCACTTATATTAAGTGTAGTTAATAATTCCTTTGATTCGACATATATATCTTGTATCAAATCGTAATCGGATATATCGCCCGCTGATGTTCTAAATACTTTTACTCTTTTTACATCTCCTGCAAAGGTATCTAATTGAGATAAAATAATATTTGCAAAAGAAGCCGTAACGTTTGATGCTACTTTTGAACCACTTTCAATTCTATAAATTGGTGAAAGTATTTCAGTAATATTAGCAGTTGGCCTTTTATAAAATCTTACCTTTGTTGTATTAGCTAATGACGGATTTATTGTTAAATTTCGTTGCCATTTAACATTATAAACACCTTTCCAATCTGCAGGTATTTCTTGTTTAATATTATTTTGGTCTAAATAATATTTTGCTTCACCTAATATTGTAATTTGAGCAGGACCGTATGATGTATCGGTATAAACATACATTGATACTATTTTAGAAGTACCTTCGTAATATTCGGTAATTATTGGATTACCATTTGAATCAAATGATGATGTAGCATAACCGTCTGCTGCTTCTATATAAACAGGTACACCCGTTGAATCTAAAATTTCAATTTTAATTTCACTACCCAATTGTAGTAAATCAGAACCTTCTATTAAGAATGCATTTTTACCACCTGTTAATGTATCTGGTAATTCTGTTACTTTAAAATAGGTAGAATTTGCAGCCGTATCTTGGATGAATGTGCTATAGCTTTTTAAATTCTGTTTAAAAACCTGTTTTTTCTCTACTGCCATATTTTGGTAAATACTTTAATATAAGTATTTTACTTATAAATTATAGAGGAGAAGCCATCTGTTTTCTTAATTTCAATTAAATTATCAACAATATCTCTCATTTGGTCTAAATGTGAAATAACAATTATATAATCAAATTGAGTTTTAAGATAATCAAATAACATAAACATAGATGTTAAATTCTCACTATCTAATGTACCAAATCCCTCATCAATTACTAAAAAGTTTGGACGAGGAAGGTGACAAACATTAATGAGTGCAACCCTAATTGCCAATCCACTAATAAACTTTTCCATGCCACTACACATTTCCAATGGCCACTCTTGGTCTTCGTAGACAATTTTTCCATTTATACTTTTACCATCCATTTGAAGTGTAACACCAAAATCTACAATTTGTTGTAGAATATTATTTACCTCACCTTCAATTACAGGAAGAGCTTTGGAGATAAGTTCATATGAAACACCATCTCTCTTAATCGAGTCGATATAATATTCATATGTTTTGAACTTATCTTCCAAAGTGGATACCTCTTCCATTCTTGTATATATGGATTGTATTTTTGATTTTAATGAGCCAATTGTTCCATTTGCTTCCATTAATTTACTACTTACTTCTCTTACATCTTTTGTTATATTTGCAAGTTCACCCCTTTTAACTTCTATTTCATAATTTAATCTTTCATTGGTTTGAATACTTACTTCATTAGTATGATATCTTTCAATATCACTTTCTATTGTAGATAATTGATTTTGTTTAAGTTGTAAAGATGTTCTTTGACTACCTAATTCAATTTTTGCAGTATCTATTAATGAATTTCCTTTTAAAAATTTTAATTTAAGTTCATTCCATTCATTATATTGTTCTTCAACACCTTCCATTGTATCTATGTTTTGTTGAATACCAACACAATCAATCATTGCTTGCTTAACAATTCCTTCTAATTGAGGCAATGCTTCTTTTGCTCTCATTGCATCTTTAACAAATTCATTATCACAACAAAATTTACAATTTGGGTCGTATTTATGATTATCCAAATGTTTAATCTTTTCTTCTGCAGAACTTAAATGTAATTTTGCATTATCATAAACTTTTGTTGCTTCGATTAATTCTTTTTGTTTTTTCTGATAATTTGAATATGCTGTTTCTATCTCAATAGTTCCACCAAATGATTTCTTATCATCTATTGATTGTGAAATTTCTTGAACCTTTCCTTCTAATATAGAAATATTATTTTCTTTTGTAGAAATCAATGAAATTATATTTTCTATTTCATCTTCTAATTTACTTTTAGATTTTGTTAAAGAATTAAGATTGAGATTTCCATCAATTGGTGTTAATTGAGCGGCAAGTTCTGCTATTTCTTCATTTAATTCTTCTTGCCTGTCTTCATATCCTTCTTTCTCAATTTCCAATTCTTCAAAATCATCTTCTAATTTTTCTAAATCCTTTTCATTTTGAGCAAGTTCAGATGTGAAATCTTCACTTTTAAATCTTCTTAATAAAGTAGAAACTTCTTTTGTATCTTCAATTGCTATATTATATAATTTATCAAATATATTAATGCCCATAAACTGAGCCAATAAATCTTTTCTCTCCGATTGTGATTTATCAATAAACAATGAGTTATTACCCTGTAAAGATAATGCAGTTAAAACGAAATCTTCGTATGTTCCCAGATATTGCGAAATAATAGTATCAGTATCTCTGCGTTCTGTTCCGTTTAGGACAACAACTTCACCGCTATCTTCTTTCCAAAATTGTACATCAACCTTTACTGCTTCTCCTTTCTTAACTGTCTTTGCTATTCTTTCTATAAAGAAATTTTCTCCGTTTATCTGAAAATGTAATTTACAACGAAATGCTGATTTTCTATTATTTAGGATAGCAGATGCTTTAAATGCTCTACTACATTTATCAAATATACAAAATGAAAGGGCATCAAATAATGAAGATTTACCTTGAGCGTTAGCTGCAAACAATCCCATAATACCTTTCATTTTATCAAAATCAACTATATTATCTTCACCATAACTAAACATATTAGAAAACTCAAAACGGATTGGCTTCCAGTGTATATTTCTAGCCAAATCTTCATCTTTAAGTTTCTTATTTGTTTCTCTATTTAAAGATGCAACTTTATCCAGCATTTCATCATCTATTGGATAATTTCGTTTAAGATAATCTATTATTAACCCATTTTGGAATTCAACATCCGTAATATTCCCGATATCCAATTGCCCATCCCTATTACCACTTTTGAGTTTAGATAAAGTATCTGTTCTTGTAATTGTAAAATCATCAACCTTATATTTCTTTTTAATTTCGGTAGTAACTCTTTTAATTTGAGAACTATCAGTATTAGACACAAAAACACGAAGACGAGGAATTTTAGGTATATCATCCACATCTGGTACGATTCCGTTGTCGATATGTAAAGTATAGTAACCATAATCATTTGGAATATCTATTGAAGTATAAGTATGGTTTTCCAAATCCCATACCATATATCCATGTTTATCTAAAGTTTCTCCATGGTTTTGTTGAATTAATGAGCCACAATATGCAACAAATGGTTTACCATCTGCTTTCTCTTGCATAATTTGTCTTTTATGAATATCACCTAACAAAGCATAATCATATCCATCAAAAATTTCAATAGGAAAATTCTTTGAAGAAACTTTATATCCTATGTCAGTTTGTGATTTATCTACTGCACCATGAAATAATGCAATATTTAATTTATCATTTCCTAATGTTTCTGCTTTTGGCCAGTTTTCTTTTTGGTCAAATATGCTAAAACATACTAATCTAGCATTCTCAAATTCCGCTATTTCGGTATCCTTTAGGTAAACTAAATTTGGTAATTTTAATGAATTAACAATTGGTGTTAATGCATCTAATCTACCAACATTATTCATATTACAATCGTGATTACCTGTAATTAAATATGTTGGAGCAATATTTGCACAATTAGTTAAAAAATCTGCAATTTCCTTAACTAATTCAGGAGACATTTCTAATTTTGCATGCGCAATATCTCCACCCAAATAAATAATTGTATTATCATCAGTTTGTTCTTTTAATGATTTATACAATTTGTTAAATACCTGACGATACTCTTCGTGTCTTTTAATATTACGAATATGTACGTCAGCTATGTGTAAAATCTTTTTTACTACCATATATACATTTTAATTAAAAAGAGAATTTAACTTCTCTTTAAGCTTTTTATCCCAACTCAAAGTTACGGAATTTTTCTGATATTTCCAAAAATTTTGATACCCTATTTCCGATGGGTCTTTATCATCTAACTCAATGATTTTCACTGACTTATCGTATTTTTCTAATTTTTCTACTAATTTTATAGCATCTTCTTTTGCATCATTATCTAATGCTATGTATATTTCTGATGAATTGTCCAGTATTTTATTGAATAATTTGGTGGGTATGAACTTGCCCAAAAGTGGTATCGCCTGTCTCTTTATAGCAATTGCATCAAACATACCTTCACAGAGTATGATTGGTTCACTCCAGTCTATTGTTGAATCTAATGCCAAAACATCTTTTGATATTGGTGGATTTTTATATTTCATTGTAGAATCTGCAAATATTGACCTTCCTACAAAATAATTAAGCATACCATTTGTATCATATGATGGAATTATTATTCTTCCTTGATATGGTCCATCTGCACAAAATCCTATATTATATTTTATTATTGTTTTTTTGTCAATACCCCTTTCTTTCAGATATTGTATTGCATGCCCTTCTATTGGGTTTTCTTGACTATGTGTTAGTTCTAACGCAGATTTAAATCCTTCTGGTAGTCTAAAATTAATTTGAGTTTCTTTATCCAATTCTTCCTCTAATCCTTCCCACAATGCTTTTAATGTATCTCCAAATGTTTCTTCTGTTATTACTCCGTTTTTTCTAAATTTCTTTTTAGCTTCTTCAAAATATATTCCACCAATTTCTTCTAATTCTTTTTTGGATATATCTAATTTTTTAGCAAGTGATAAAATACTTCTACCACCACTATTACATACCCAACAATGCCATTTTTGAGAACTAAAATTTACCTGTAATTTTGGTTTGTGATGATTACAAAATGGGCAATGATATGCTTCTTCACCTCCTTTTAATGTGTGTGAACTACCTAAATAGTTTGTAATAATACCTTTTGCGAGTTCTAAATTTATAGATTTAGTCATAGATAACAAATATACAACAAAATCGTGAAATTACCAAAAATTATTCACCAAACCATTCATCTGGTATTACCTTATCAGCATACTTAAATCCGTTCTTATCACACCAATCTGCGTAAGTAGTTTTGGATTTTTTATTTATTTTATTTTTGGAATTTGTGAAAACAAATCTAATATCCAATTCGGGATGTTGTTGTTTCACTAAAAGATGTTTCTTTCTATCTGCTAAAACAAATCTACCTTTTGTTTCTACCCTAATACCATTTGGTAACTTAAAATCAGGATGGTAATTATGTTCAGAAGCAGGTATAATATAAGATACCTCTTCGGTCTCATATTCAACCTTAATTCCTCTACCTTCGATTTGTTGAGATATACATTCTTCAAGACCTGACTTAAATCCATGCTTTTTTGCAACCCATTTAGAGTTGTTCTTTTTTGTAACTTTTTTAGCCATTAAAATTATTTACCGCCTTCGTATCTCTTATTAGCAGAGTATTTGTTTTGGCCTGGGCCTTTAACTAAATCTAAAATTTTATCATCTAAATTAAATCCAGATTTATCTTTTGTTTGAAATTGAGTAAATCCTTCAACTGCAATTTTACCATCAATTTTTGGTTTAATTACATCTGATGTTTGTTTGTTTGCATCTTTTTCGTTGAATTTATTACTTTCGTATGTATCTGCTATATTTCCTTTCCAACTAATTGCCATAATTCGTTTATTTTATATAAATATATGTTAAGTGTCAATTCTTACTAAAAAGTTTACAGGATAATCTGGATATACTTTTATTGGTGTTGGTAATTTAGCAACAGCAATCATATCATAGTTTTCATCATATAAACCAATTGTTGTTACATAAGGTGTTAAAGAGTTTTCAATTTCAATAGATGATGTATATTCAAATCTATTACCACCATCAAATGATTTTGTTATTTCACATTGACCATATCCATATTTACCACTAACTTCTAATGAGCCAGTTAAATTAATACCCATGTATTTGGAACCTGAATTAAATGTTCTAGAAAAAGGTCTTCTGTAATCGTATTCCGTTCCATCCGGTAATGTTCCTTTTTGAATCATGCGCTGTTCGCCAGGAATTTTATATAATACATTTGAACCACCATCTGGTATTTCTTCGAATGACCAATTTATTGGTTCATAATCATAAAATTTGGATACTCTAATTGTATATACATTATTTGGTTCAATAAAAATAGTCTGTTCACTTCCTTTATCATCCAAATAGTTAACAAAACCACCGGCAGTAGAGCCTGCATTAATTCTATATTTTATTTTATCTCCAGTAATAAATGAATCAGTTATAGCACCTACCTCATAATAAGCTGTTGGATTTGTGGAATAATTAAATTCATCCGAATCAACGCTTATAAAATATTCATTTTCATAAATTGTTTTTGTTGATTTATAATCAATTTGATAATTTAAGAAATCCGTATTAACATCTTCTAATTGAGTAACTACTGCTATACCATGCTCATAAAAAATATTACCTGCTGGTGCAATTTGAAATCCTGTAATAAAATCAAATGTATATTGTGTAACATCAAATATAACAATACCACCTGTGTTTGTATTTAAATATTTTATTTTCAATGTACCTGGATTACCATTATATTTTAAATCTAAAAGGCCGGTATCTGCATTAAAACTAATTAATTCTAATTCATATTCAACCAATGCAGCATCTACAAATATGAATTTATTAGTTTCTGCATTAAATAATGACCATGTTGTATCTACTATATCACTATACAAAACACCATCGGCGTTGTAACTATCCGTAAATGTATTATTTCTATCCGAATCATAAATTGTAAAAGAACCTGGTTTTATTTTTTCTCCAAATTTTACTTGAGGTATTGTAAATACAATTGCATTATCTTCTAATTTTCTAAATTGTAATAATGGTGAATTATTTACATTTTTTGATATAGTACCAAAAGTTGTTATTGGATTGTAAATATCATCGTAATACATTCTATGTATTGATGCCCATAACGAAGCAGAAGGTGTTAGTAAATCCCCAACAACTTCATTTTTCTTTGCAATTAATTTTTGATGTCCAGATAAAGAACCGGTGCTTAAATTATCTTGTGTTAGTTGAAATCGTTTATATACTTTAAACGGCCTAATTCTAATATCGCTTTGTGGAATAGTTTTTATCATATAAAATAAATATATTGAAATAAAAAACCCAACCTTACGGGGTTGGGTTTATCACATACCAATACGATTTTTAGAAATCTAATTTAACTTTAATCAGAGCTTCTGAATCAAAAGTTTTTCTGATTGGTTGTGATGTTTTAGCTACTGCTAAAAGTTCGTTTGAATCGTTATATAATCCTATTGTTGTAATATAAACTTTAGGGTCTGTTTTGAATGTATCTTGAGAGAAAGAACCAGTTGAATCTGCAAATGTAGGGTTATTTGAGAAATTAAATTCTCTATTTTGAACTCTTACAAAATAATGAGATGTAGAAACATTTTCAGTTCTTCTTGCCTGGAAATCACCTCCGCCTTGAATAGCTTTTAATAATTTTTTGTGATTATATTCAGAAACACCACTATCTGATGGTGATAATTCACTACCTACCATTGAAGATAACGCTGCTGGGTTTAATACTATAATACCTGCATCTGGATAGAATAATCCAAATCCTTGTTGATTAGATGCAGTTGGTGTTAATTCTGTTGAGCCAACTCCACTTCCTAAATTTATAGAACCACTAATAATATTGAATACTCTTTGGCCATTTGCTGTATCTGCATCTGCCATTCCGCTATCATCAATAAATTTATAAATTCCATTAGAACCAGATAATGTTAATTGTAAATTACCAGCATCCAATTTTTCTCTATAATTTGAACGAGCAATGTTTATTACATAGATATCATTAGTATCCCATCCACCTGCAGTAGAACCGCTGTAAACGCTGAATTTGGCATCTGCAGTTCCTAATAGTGCTAATCTATATTGAGAATATGTTACTTTTGATTCTTGTTTAGATTGGTCATCATCTGCTAAATCAGGAGAACCACTACCATTAAAATGTCCATATGCAATAGCAAATTCTACATCTGCTGAACCGGTATTTGTACTTCCATATACATTAAAATAAAATTTAGATGCTGCTGAGCCACTATGTCCTGCAATATCTGAATCCGAGCCTGTATAAAATGATACTAAACTACCACTTCCATTACTCCATAATCCAGTTGTTACTATTTCAGTTTTTGCAGTTACAATATCAGATGTATTAAATCTTTTATAAATTTGATTTGTTAAGGCAACTGTCTCACTTATTAATTGTTCACCTGTTGTTAAGTATCTATTGATAATACTTGCCAACTCTGTTGTATCTACTGCTCCGTTTGCATTTGTTTTTTGTTGCAAAAGGTACGCTGATAAATCAGTTGTAAGTTGGGTACCCGTATTTTGTCCTAATTGTGCCATATATTTTTATTAAACTTTTGATATTGTTACTGGAATAGTTACCGAACCTCCTGTTTCATTACCATATATTGTAATTGTAGTTCTAATAGTTGATGTTAATGATAGGTTAGGTATGAATGTAAATGTTAATCCTTTCGCTACTTCCGCAGTTGCAGTTGTACTATCACCCAAGAATGTTGAAATAGTTCCTACATTACCAGTAATACCCTCACCTATTAACGAACCTGCATTTTTATTTGATAAAATAGCAGTGTAACCAGCTGTTCTATTTCCGGCTGGAGATGTTGATGGGTTTATTGGGAAATTACCAGAATTTGTATTTCCTGTAATTGCTGTTACATTTAATGATACCACAGGTATCTTTGTACTACCTTTTGGTAATGTAACTAATTTGTATTTTAAAACTTGTGTTTCATCTGGAGATGCTTCTAATACTGGAGTTGCTAATATTGCAGAATCATAATACGCAGACCCCAATGGGTGTGCTGGTTCGTATAATGAATAATCAATTTCATCATCACCCAATGCGAATTGAGTAATACCTAATGGTTGTCCTGCTGCTAATTTTTCTCTACCTTTTTTAGTAAGAATTGCATCTACTGTCAATGATGTGTTATCTAAATATGCCATATTGTGTATATATTTCTAAATTATAAATATAAGTATTCAAAAAATATTTTTATTTTATTAATCAACTTCTAAAATTGGTTCACCACTAACTCTACCTTGCTTATTAACTCTTAATACAGTCGGATTAGATATGAATATTTCAACCGGTGATTTTCCATCAATAGTTGTATTACTTGTTTGTTTTGAACCTTTATAATAACTATTTTTTAAACCGGTTGTTAAGTCACCAACATTTTTATAATGCGTTGGTAAATATCCATTGATTGTTTTAACATTAGATATTATCTGTTTGTTAAATTCATCACCAACATTTAATGAATTAGAGCCACTTTCTTGTAATATCAATTCAGTAACCGAACCAGATATAAATATAGGTTTTGCACCACCATACTTAAATGTTGTTTTACCTTCCGAACCGGTGTATAATCCTGTAAATGTTTTTGATGTTGTTGTTACTAACGAACCTTTATATCTTTTATGATTAAGTTTTCCATTTTCATAATATTTGTAATCAAAATATCCATTTGTAAAATAGTTTCCAAATCCATAATCTATAAAATTACTTCCAACTCCAACTATTTTTTGTGCATCTTGATAACCAATAGAACCCAACAATGTTGGTTGCCTTAATCCGGCATCTATACTTGCTGTGTAATATTCATTTGATGCATAAAATGTATCTATTTTTTGGGTTTCCGTTATCGTCCCTTCTAGGCTTGAAATATAAGTTTCTAAACTTTTATTTATTTCTAAATTAATAGTACCACTTATTGTTTCATCTGATGCGTTGAAGGTTGGTAATAATTGTTTAGCACCAATCAATGCTTCCTTATACAAATCAGCATCCATTGTTACATTATAATCATTATGGTATTCATATGTACCACTATAATATAAATTTTCTATTTGTGGTTTTGTATTTATATCAACTTTTGAACGTTCTAGCATATGCGGAGCAATCAACAATCCTATATTGGTTGCTACTCTCGCTGGTAACATTTGTTTTATATTTTCAAATAATGATTTATCATATGAACGTATTAATCTTATGTAATCGTATATGTTGCGTTTATTTAAATCAATACGTTTGAACCAATAGTTTCTTATTGATTTTAATGTTTTATATTCATACTCATTATCATCTGATGGGTCTCCTATATAATCATCAAATTGAATCCCACCAAACGATTGTGCTATACTTAAATCCAAATCTTTATTTGGTGAAAAGAATATTCCTAATTTATTTGAATCGGCTGCTGCTTGGTCGTATTGTTTAGCAGTTGCTCTTTTTAAAGGAGAAAGGTCATTTATTAATGTTTGTTCTTCAAATCTAACTTTATTATTTACAAATCTACTTGCTCCAGAATTTGGTATTTCTATAACAAGTTTCCTATCATATACACTAAAATTATATGGATATGATGAAACCGGCGTTGCTCCAAATATTGTTACATAATCTTGAAATACATCTATTGGTGCAATGTTATTGATTGTTATATCATTATTAAAATTTTGAGGTCTTTCAAAATCAAGTCTTAATAATAAATTTTCAGTAGATGAATTGTAATTGTTACCATTTATCATTTCTGGTCCGATTACATGTGATTCAAATACAGAATGAGATAATGGTTCATCCCATATTTTAACCTCATCCAATTCACCATTAAAATATCCTAATTCAATTGAAGTTCCACTATTCCAATCCGAAGTTGGATATGTAAAATTAAGTGATGCGGTTTGTGTTATAAATTCATTATCCGAATGCTCTAAATATAGTTCTGTTGTATTATTATTGTTTTGAACTAATAATGTATGCCATTTCCCATCATATATAGGATATTGTGATGATGTTACTGAAACACCGCTTCCACTAAATACCAAACATCCCCATTTTTCATATTGAGCAGATGATGTTGAGAATGAACTACTATTTAATAAACTTATTGTAAATGTATTACCATTTATTATATCATATTCATCAAACTCATTTAATCTAAATCTTGTTTCAATTGCTTTTACATCACCATTCCAACTCATTGAAAAATGTGTATTTGTATCAAATTTCAAAGCAGCTGTTACATTTTCATATGTAAATTTTGTTGTTTCTGTTGATATGTCATTTGGTCCACCGAATTCTACAATAGATAATTGTGATTCAGGAACACCATAACAACTTAATAATGCTTTAATACCTCTACTAGAACCTTTGTGTTTTAATAGATAAGGTATATTATTTGCAATTCTTCTCCAGACTCTTTTAGTAGCTTTTTCTCCACTTAAAAATCCGTTTCCATCCGATAATGATTCTCCATTTTCGAGTGTTCTTCCTGGATTATTACCATCTTTATCTATACCAAAGAAATATTTCCACAATTCATTTGTGTTTCCTAAATTTTTAGTATCCCATCCGAATTGTTTTAAGTAAACATATAAATAATCATCATGTACACCATCACCATATCTTTCACTTATGTTTCTTATTTGTGTCATATTTTTGATATACAAATGAATTGTATCAAAATGTTGACCTATCATATCACAGAATAATAAGAATTCTTCGTAATTAGAATCTTCTTGAATATATTGTGGTAAATTATTTTTTAATGAGTTTCTATTTTCTTTATCAAACAAATATGCATCATTAACTAATAAATCATACCAATTTGTTGCGGTTGGGTTGTATGATAAAATACTCCCACTACTACTCCAATTTGATACAAATTTACCACCACTAACACTAGATGATAATTCTGTTGTCAAAAATCTTTCAAATCCATCATATCCAGAAACTAAATTATCTTTCTTTTTTTGATTTGTTTCTCTTTCTAATTTATATTCTAAAAGAGATGAACTCGGATGATTATCTAAAACAAATACACTATGTGAGTAGTATTCGGTTAGTTCCTGTTTATATCTAAAATTAATTATTCTTTCTTTTGCCGAACTATATTTTACAAAATTATCCCAAAGATATAATGAACCACTCTTATAATCTACATTTATTTTAGAAGCATCTACATTGTTATTTGATAAATATTTTTGAACTATTTGTTCAGATGTTTGAGACCCACTTAAAATTATTTCATCATACGACTCATACCCTAAACTATTTGATTTTACAAAATCAACATCTGCTGTAAAATTTGGTGCTCGTAAAGGAGGGCACTGCATTGATTGGTATCCAGTAACCACAACATCTGTTATGATTGGCAAAGACATTAATTTAGAAATCCATACAGGTGTGTGAACTTCTATTTGTCCATCCAATTCTTCATATAATCTTATTACAATTGAATTATTAATTTCACCATCAGGTATTGTATTTCCTAATTCATCTATTTTAAAATTTGTGAATTTTGAAGGGTCTACATCCCAATTGGCAATTAATAATTGTTTATCATCACCTATTTCTACAATATGATTTAAATATCTAGGGTCATCTGAATAATCTAATGTTAATTCTTTTGCAATGGCAGCAAATAAATCATTTTTTAATGATTCTTTTGATATTGTATATTCTGCTTCATCAAATGTTATTGTAAATTTTTCTCTATCTCCTTTTATAACTCTACTATCTCTTACGTTGTATGGTACGATTATAATTTCTGCTTTACCTGGAGAATTGAATTTTAATTTACCATTTTGATATAACTCTTTATAATTAAGTGTTACAGACCCTTTTGAACCACCTTTATAGACCAATCCATTATCATCTTCGTTTGAAACATAAACATAAACATAATCAGTTAAAACATATTCATATGTTATTGTTGTATTTACATCTCTATTGGAATAAGAAGGTATGTAAATATAATCTTCATACTCAATTTGTTTTAATCTAGGGTATTCGTATTCTTTACCAATAGTAACTAATAATGTTACCGGTGCACCATAACCTGCTTTTTCCGAATATGGAGTTAATATTATATTTGCTGTACCGAATTTGTTTTGAAAATCGGATAGTGAGTTTAATTGTAAAATTTGTTGTTTTAATGTAGTTGTTACTTCATTAACCAAGTATTCATTTGTTCCATTTGGAGTTTCTACTTTAAAACTTTCTGCGTATTTTGTAGAAAATATAGCTAAAAAATCTTCACCAACTCCACTATTCAAATATGTTTCGTCAACATCAACTGAAATTGTTGGAGAATCTAATACTATTTTAGGTAATAATTCTGGATTATAAATTATATCAAATGTTACTATATAATCTTCTGAAAGACTGTTGGGGGTTAGTTCTAAAGAATTTGATTTTATAATATTAAATTCGGATTCTGTATAATTGTTTAAATCATATCTATCGACCTTTTGATACTTTATAGAATTTACAATATAATCGCCAAGACCATCAACTTCTATTTTTATATTTTCAAAAGAATTAGCAAATGTGCTTAATTTGACAGTTTTTTCTTTTTCTAATTTTACTTGTTGATAATCTCCATCTATATTTTTTGAATTTAATTTTACAATAGAGTTTGGTATTTTTTTATAATCTAATGTAGAATTAAATGTTATTGTTATATCCTTTCTTACAGGTATAGGAGGGGGGTCTGCTAATTTATTAAAAGATAAAGTTATAGTATCACCAATATTATGGGTAGTTGATTCTAATAAAGTATCATCTTTAGAAAATCTTCTAATTACTATCTTTTTTTCAACTTGGGTATTTGTTGTTTGTATTGTTTTTAATAAGTCAGGATTTGCCAATGTATCTGAACTAGAAAAATATGTATTAATTAATGTTGGATTATTAAAATCTGTTAGAGACAAATTAGTTCCAAATTGTTTATTAAAAGCATCCAATGAACCCTGTGGGTTGTTGGTTAATTTTATTGAATTTAATATGTCTTGATATGTTGGCATTATTTATAAATACTTTATTTTTGTGCATTTTGGTCAATAGGTCTTTCTGCTAAATTTGAATTAAATCCAGGTGATCCAGGATTATACTGTCCTCCAGTATATACATATCCGCCGGTTCTTCCTCCTCCACCACTACTTACCCCGCCCATTGTTGGTGGTGATACGATTGCATCCTTAACAGGTGCTTCTATTGAAACGTTTTCAAATGAAATAACATAATACTCTCCATATTTAGCTCCCTCTCCTTTTAATGTAACAGAATCTAATGATGATAAAACATTAAACTCTATTGTATTATCATCATAATATACTTTATTATCATACTTTATGAATCCATTTTTTAATCCAGTTAGTTTTAGATTAATTTTTGGAAGTTGTGTTATTGGTAATTCTGGTGTGATTATTGGTGTTGTGTAAAATGGTGGCTCCACGGAAGGTACAATTGATATATTACCTCCACCACCTCCACCACCAAAAGTAGAGCCACCCGCAGAAGGTGCTCCCATTTCTAAACTAGAAACCCATGGATATTGACTGATTAAAAAATCAGCGGTTGGATTATATAATTGGTCTAATGCATCAGTTGTTCTCATCTTTAAAATATTTTAGGAATTTTAAATTTAGATTGACCAATTTTTTTCTTTGGTTTTTTTAACAATCCCTTCACTTTATTTAATCCTTCGGTTGCTTTTCCTTTTAATTCATCTGCTTTTCCTTTTAAATCACCAATCTTACCTAAAGCTTCATCTTTTAATCCTGCTATTTTATTTGCTGCTGCTTGTGCATCTGCAATTGCCTTTGTACCTTTCTCTTTTAATTCATTTGCCTTATTAATAGCATCATTGATTTGTTGTTTGGTTTCATCTATTTTATTATTAACAGCAGATATTGTATCCTGAATGCTTTTTCTTGCAGGATTTGTTGTTGGTAAAGCAGGGTCATTTGGACTTGCTTTATATGGTTTAATATCCGATATTTTTGATGCTAATTCTTCCGGTGTAGTTGCTTTAATTGTTATTTGTTTTCCTGTTGCAGGGTCAGTAACATCTATTGTTAACCCTCCATCAACTTTTTTTACTCCTTTTAGTAATTCCATTAATGTATCAGGTGGTAATTTTCTTACCGCAGGTTTTCCTTCTATAATAGATTTTGATACCAATGGTTTTTCAATTAAGCTTTCCAATAACTTAACCTCATCACTATTATTAATTTCTTCTTGAACAGAAGGTGGGAATTTGGTTTCTACAAAATATTTTAAATTATAATCAATTGCTTCTGTTAATCTTTGTTGGATATATGGAGTAAATTCTTCATATTCATCAAAATCAAGTTTTTGATTAATTGGTGAACCAAATGAGGGTGCGCCTAATTTGTATTCTTTTCCATTTATTTGATTTAATAAAGATTCTTTAAAGTCTGTTAGTATTTTTGTTTTTACAAAATCCCAATTATTATTTATTCCAAAATCTTTTTTAATTGTGTCAACATAATTCAATCCATATTTAGAAGTAAAATAATCATCTATTATTTTAGTAATCTGTAATTGTATTGAATCAATTTTTTGTGTTACCTTTGATACACTACTTCTTAACTCTGCTGTATTATTTCCAAAACTTTTGTATCTTTTTTCTATTATAGAATTATAATTAGAACCATCTTTTAATAAAGGTAAAACTCTTATTTCTTTTCTAGATGGAGATATTTCTTCAATCCATACTTTTTCAGTTTCATTATCTGTTCCTAATTTGTTTTTAACAAAATTAAGAGATACTCTATATTCTCCATTTCCATTTCCAGAATCTAATATTAATTTTTCTATATCAACAGAATATACTTTTTCACCATTTGAATCTATTCCTGTTTTTAAATAGTTATTAAATTCAATATATTTTATATATTTTACTTTTTTATTATCTTTTTGAGTAAGTAAGTTATTTGCTTTATCGTATAATCTAAATTCAATAACATCGTTTTTACTTTGCCCAAATTGACTAATAACAGCAGCGGAACTCTTAAAGATATTCAAATCTTTTGATTCTATTAACTGACCTTTTGTTTCAGTTCGTAGATTTATATTTTCTATATTTTTTAAATCTGTTATTGCCATTACTTAATATAATTATCCATGATGATATAATCTTCCCCTAAAATCTTTTGTTTCTGTTTTTCCATTTTGGTCAATATCTTTTGCAATAATTGTCATTACATAATCATATACAGTCGCACGTGAATGTGAAAACAACCCACCCCCATGTTGACCTGTTATTGTTCCTAAATAACCAGAAGGTGCATCCATTTTAAATCTTAAAGTTTCATTTGCTTTTATTGTTGCGGGTAATTGTACTCCAAAATCCCAAGGAGAATTTTTTAAACCGTCTTTAAATGCAAAATCAACTTGTATATCCTTTGGACCAGCTACAATATCTACCCACGATTTATATAAACCTTTCCATGGTGGATTTGATGGTGCAAAACTCTTATATTTAGCCGTAGAACCATACCCATCTCCATAATCTTGGCAAATATTAAAACCTTCATTTGTAGTTTTTGTAGGGTCTCCTCCATCAAATACTAATGTAGATAATTGTCCTGTTGCAACACCTCCCGCTGATATCGCTTGTTCTTTTGCGGATAGTTGACCTTCTAATCTTTGTATTTGACTATTTTGTTGATTTAATAAATTATTTAGAGTATCTATTTGTTTGATTAATGCATTTTTTTGTGCAATTAATCCTTCATTTTCTGCCTCCAACGCACCTCTTTCAATATTTTCATTTATAGCTTTGGAAAAAGATTCTTGAATTTGTTGTCTTACTTCTATTATTGTAAGACCACTTTGTTGAAACTGATTTTCAATAAATGCTTTTTGTAATTTATTATCATCTATATCAAATTCTAATGTTCTAACCTTATCTTCTAAAATTGTAATTTCTGAATTTAAGTTGTCAATTTCTATTTGTTGTGTTGCTATAATTTGTGTTAGGTCCTGTATCTCTAATAATGCCTCATCATATAATGGCTTTGGTATTAATTCTAAATTTGGTGTAGGTAAAGGTTTTATTAACTCCCTTACACCTACATCAACGGATTTAACCAATTCGTTTACATTATATGTATCAACGATAAGTTTAGCATCTAGTGTAGATGAACTAGAATCTGTAATGTTTATTTTTTTAATCTCTTCCAATTTTATACAATATCAAAGTTTCCTATATTAAATATTTGTTGCGAAAAATCTTCTTCAATTTTTACATTTATAGTATAATTTCTACCTTTTTCAAAATTACTTAAATTTAAGTAAAAATAATTTTTAGCAGAAGATGAATCTCTATTTAATTTTGACTGTGATGAAAATGGAATAATAACATCTCCGGTTTTACTATCTATAATTTCGTAGTAACTTGAAGATGGTAAATTATAATATGTATCATATCCAAATGTAGAATATGTTGTAGTTGGGTATTTTTCTCTTGTTTTTACTTCTATTTTTACTCTCTGTCCTAATTTGTATTCTGAATTTAAATTAGAAGTAAAAGTTCTATAATTTTGTCCTAAAACGCTACCAGTTCCTTCATTGAAAGTTTCATCCCATTTTAATATTAATTTAGGTTGATATATTGTGTTTGTTTGTTTTGAAAAGAATTTAAATTTACCATAATCGTTATCATCTGATTCTAAATCAGATAATAGTTTTAGTACAATTCCTTCGTTTGCAACACTACCACTTAACCAATTTTTTACAAATGAAGTTATATCTATTTCTAAATCTTCTACTTTATAGCTATATGTTTTTGATAAAGATGATGTATACCAGGTACCACCTCTTCCATCTGTATCTAAACTTGTTCCAATAGAACCTGTTAATTCTTGTCCGATATTATCATCTGCATCCGTGTGCCAAAGTGTTTGCGATTCACCATTTCTATACCACCAAGATACACCTTTTGTGGAAATCTTATCTACCAATGTACCAACACCTTCTTCCCAACTTTGAGAAACGGGATATGCGTATATTGTAGATGTAGCAGGTATTTCATTAAATTCAATTGCTCTTAATAATAAAGATGCGGTAAATAATGATGATGCAGATTGTGCATTATATATTGCTAATGATTGTGATATATGTGATGTTTCAAACTTAATTAAAGAACGAGTTTTATATTTAGTAACATCTACAATGTATGCACCAACTTCTAATATTTCATCATATCCTGTATTTTGGTATGATTCTTCGTTATATATAGCTGCATCTTTAGATGCTGTAATGAATGTGTACATATTATAAAGCTCTTCCTTTTATATCTACGTTTGGAAATTTAAGTTCAAAAATAGATGGGTCTAATGATGGGTAAATTATTTTATTTTTAGTTGCTTCTTTAATATTATATGAATTAGTTGCATAGTCTCCTCCATTTGATGAACTTTTACATATGTTATATATTTCAACTAATGGGACAGATGATACACCATCTACATTTGCGATTTCTAATTCTAATTCACTTAAATTAATTGGTTGGTTTATTTTCCATTTATCTATATCAAAGAAATTAGTTATCGTTTGTATACAATTTAAAACAACTTCTCTTTTGTTATAATTGTTAAAGACAGTAACTTCAAAGTTAACTCCAATATTAATAATAAATGCTTTTAAAATATTAACAGCGTCTGTCAACATTCTATGTTCATTTAAATATATTTTTAAATTTTGTTTTAAACTCTCATTTATTGGAATTAAATTTTTATTAATATCATATGCCAAAAGATACATATTAATTGCAAATGGATTGTTTATTTCCGGATTTGGTGTATCTTTTTTATTTTTTAAAAACTTTTTAAGCTCAACTTCAATTTCTTTATCGTTTAAAGATTTTGAACTTTTAATAAATGATAAAAATTCTTTTTGAAGATTTGCATCTTTTAATATTGCTCTTGCTCCAAAATCATCAATATTACCATCTGCTTCAACATATACTTTTGCTATATTGCCGAATTTTGGTGGTAATGATAAAACTCTTACCTCATAATCCTGTTTAGTAACTGCTCTGTTTTGAGATGCAAAATTTGCAATAGAATTTTCTCTTATTAATTCCAAAGATTCAAAACCAGAACCACCAACAGCAGGTTCATCATTTGTTACCTGTAATTGTTGTCTATAATATGCATAGGTATTTTGTTCAGTACTACTAAATGTATTCGCATCTTCATTAAAAGTTATGCTTCTAATTTTTGTAATAGAATCTGACGATATGTTTGATTTTAATCCACCACCACTTAAATATTTAACTTTTAATTTTGTTTTTTGAGGTGCAATTCCATATGCATTTGTAAATAAAAAATTAGAAGGGTCATATCCATGATTCAATCTTTCGATTGAATTATTCAATCCTAATCCTACATTTTTAGTATTTGGTATTAATATTTCATCAGGTAAATCTTCATTTCCACTTCCAAATCTAACTTCAATTGTATTTTCATTTATTACTCTAGTAACAAATCTTCTATTTGTTTTTAATTGTTTTAGTAGATATGGAGTTGTAGTTGCTTCGGATGATTTATTTCCGTTTATGCTTATATTTGGTTCCTGAATATATACAAAGTCTTGAGCTAAGAAATCTACTTCATAGTATCTATTGTTTTCATCATCATATATTGATGTGATTCCTAAAAATTCATTATCTGTTATTGTAAACGATGGGTTTTCTTCAAATTCTTTATTGCTCCAATTGATTTCCATTTCCAATTCATCCGCACTCATAGCCTTAACTCTTTTTTTAACTAAAAATTCTCCATTATCTTTATTATAAAGAGTTATATCTCTATCCGTTTCATCGTTGAAATCACAAACATCCATTGTTCTAAATACAATACCATCAGCAGTTTCCGCTTCCATACCTGCTTCTATTCTCAATGCATATCTAAAATCAGGTGTTCCTACTACTCCATCGGTTTTTATTGCAGGTAATATTTGGTATAATGATAAATTAACAATTGATGGTGTTGAAATTTTTGGTTTATATCCTAAATTTTGTGCGTGGGTTATTAGATTTGTTTTATTCGATGCTAAATTAATAAATGATTCTTTTAATTGAGCATCAGTATAAAAAGATAATACATCCCCAACATATGATGCAAGTTCTATAAACATAGTACCAGGTGAAGCATCACTAAAATCGTTTGCTGTATTTGGAAAATATGTTTTGGCAAAATCTGTTAATGCCTGCTTAAATGATGAAAAATCTCTATTAAGATATCTTACATCTTTTTTATTTCCTGTAAATGTTTTATCTATTGGTTTCAGTGCCATTTTATATTACCAAATTTATTGTTTCTATATCTTTAATTGTATCAAAATTTAAAGAATAATTTATGTTTAATTCTATTCTATGTTCATCCTCATTTTGAGAATAATCAATTGATTCTATTGTAACATAAGGAAGATATGTTGCAACTGCTAACTCAATATCGGATTGAATAAACGATTCCAAATCTTCTTGTATTAGTGGTTCAAACAAAACCTTTTTTAAATTGCAACCAAAGTCAGTATTTCCTATTCTTTCTCCTTTTTGTGTTAGTAATAAATTTCTTAAATTAGATTGGATTTGTTTTCTTGTTTCATAATTAGATTCAAAATAACCACCATTACCTTTTCTAATTGGTAAAGATAATCCAATTGCTTTTTGAGCAATTTCTGCTTTAAATTTATTATTTATTACAATTGCCATTATTTTTTAAATCTTTTCACTAATTCACTATAATCTCTTGTCATTGCTTTCGCAACAGCTGCAACTTCTTTATTAGCTGGATTTGCAGCCAATGGTTGACCATCTGGATTTGTAGTTGGTAATCCTGTATTCATTCCACCATACCCAATCATATCTGCCGTAAAATTCATTGTTCCATATCCACCATCATCTCTACTCATACCCGGTTGGAACGGCATTGTTTGATTTAAAACTTCATTCAAAATTGGATTTTTACTTAATCTTTTATTTTGAACAGGCTCATCTTTTCTACTTTGTTGTAAAATTCTATTTGCTTTTTCAAATGGGTCTTCAACCATTTCTTTTAAAGATGGTTTAGATATTTGTTTAGTTTGTGTTTGTTTTTGTTCTAATAAAACCTCTTTAACAGCAGTTTT